ATGCCGGCGCGCGAAACCAAGCGCGCGGCGCTGCCGCTGTCGCGAACGAGCCCAGCGGGGATCATCGAAGGCTACGCCTCGCTTTTCGGCCTCGCGGATAGCGGCGGCGACATTGTGATGGCGGGCGCCTTTTCGCGCTCCCTCGCAAAGCGCGGCGCCGCCGGCGTGAAAATGCTCTGGCAGCATAATGCAGCCGAACCGATCGGCGTGTGGGCGAGCATCATGGAGGATCAGAAAGGCCTCAGAGTCTGCGGCCAGCTCGATCTTTCCGTCGGCCGCGCGCGCGAAGCGCTGTCGTTGCTCGGCTCCGGCGCGGTGGACGGCCTCTCGATCGGCTTTCGGACGCTGCGCGCCACGAACGACAAAACGAGCGGCCTACGGCGCCTTTATGAAGTGGATCTCTGGGAGATCTCCATCGTGACGTTTCCCATGCTCGGTCAGGCGCGCGTACAAGCGGTCAAGCAAGTGAGAACGCCCGCCGCAAGGGAGTTTCTTCTGTTGCGCCTGAAAGCGCAGGAGGCCGCCCTGCGCTTCCAACGCAGTCTCGTAAGCGTCGGCGACACGGCCCTGTCCTGATCCTCTGCTCCGCGACGCCGCCGTCCGGCGCGGAACGAACCAAAGACGGCTTCCATTCGCAAAGACGTGCGCGCCGCCTCGGCGCGAACGCCGACGCACGCCTATGAGGTTTTTGATGTCATCTCTCGAAATAAAATCCGCCGGCGACGAAATCGTCAGCGATCTCAACCGCGCATTCGCCGCCTTCAAGGAGGCGAATGACGAACGCCTGGCGCAGCTCGAAACGCGCATGGGCGCCGACGCCGTCACGGAGGAAAAACTCGCGCGCATCGACCAGGCGCTGGACGAAACGAAGAGCCGCCTGGACCGGCTGTCTCTCGATCTCTCACGTCCGCGCATCGGCGGGCGCGCACAGGCTGACGACCATGGCGCGCGCGAACACAAATCCGCCTTCGATCATTACATGCGCTCGGGCGAAGCCGGCGGCCTGAAGGCGCTCGAAGCCAAGGCGATGTCGCGCGGCTCCGGCCCCGACGGCGGCTATCTCGTGCCCGTCCCGGCCGAGCGCGAAATCCTGCGGCGCCTCGCGAAATTCTCGCCGATCCGCGCGATGGCCAGCGTGCGCGAGATTTCGACGCAATCGCTGCGCCGCGCCTATTCGACGACAGGCCCCGCTTCCGGCTGGGTCGCGGAAGCGGATCCCCGGCCGCAGACCGCCAATCAGCAGATCGCCGACATGACCTTCCCGGCCATGGAGCTTTACGCCATGCCGGCGGCGACGCAGGCGCTGCTCGACGACGCCGTCGTCGAAATCGAACAATGGGTCGCCGACGAGGTGCAGGTCGCTTTCGCCGAACAGGAGGGCGCGGCCTTCGTCAATGGCGACGGCGTGAACAAGCCGAAGGGCTTCCTCGCCTATCCGACCGTCGCGGATGCGAGCTGGACATGGGGAAATGTCGGCTATGTCGTAACGGGCGTCTCCGGCGCCTTCGCCGCGAGCAATCCGTCCGACGCGCTCGTCAACCTCGTCTATGCGCTGCGCGCCGGCTATCGGCAGAACGGGAAGTTCGCGATGAGCCGGCGGGCGCAGTCGCTGGTGCGGCAGTTCAAGACGACGACGGGCGACTACATCTGGGCGCCGCCGGCGACGGCGGACGGAGCCGCCTCCCTGATGAATTTCCCCGTCGTCGAAGTCGAGGACATGCCCGACCCCGGCGCCAACAGCTTCTCCATCGCCTTCGGCGATTTCGAACGCGGCTATGTCGTCGTGGACCGCGTCGGCATCAGGGTGCTGCGCGATCCCTATTCCGCGAAGCCCTATGTGCTGTTCTACACGACGAAGCGCGTCGGCGGCGGCGTACAGAATTTCGAAGCGATCAAGCTGCTCAAGTTTGGCGTCTCCTGATTTCGGCCCAGATTGACCCGAGCCGCGGCGACGCCGCCGCGGCTAGCTCATTTCAAAGGAGCCGACATGCGTCCCATGCTCATCGGCGCGCCCGCCATCGAGCCTGTCTCGCTCGCAGAAACGAAAATTTGGCTGCGCGAGGACGGAAGCGACGAAGACCAGTTGATCCAGGCGCTGATCGTCTCGGCGCGCATGACTCTGGAAGCCTATACGCGCCGGTTCTTCGTCACGCAGAGCTGGCGGCTGGTTTTCGACGCTTGGCCCGAGAGCGTCGGCGCGCAATCGTATCTTACGATTCCCTTCGCGCCGTTTCAGTCGCTCTCCGCCATGCGCGTCTACGACGCTAATGACGCAGCGCAGACAATTCCCGCGTCCGCCTATCGCGCGCCGGCGGCGACTGAAGGCGGCCGCGCGATCTTCAAAGCGGCGCCATCGGCGCCGGGCCGGGCCACCGATGGAATAGAGATCGATTTTATCGTCGGCTATGGCGCCCTGGCGAGTCAGACCCCGGAGCCGCTGCGCCGCGCGATCATGGTTCTCGCCGCGCATTGGCGCGAAAGGCGCGGGGACGAAGACTCGTTGCCGAAATCAGTCACGCAGCTTGCGGCCCCGTTCCGCCGCGAGCGCCTCGCATGAGCGCCCGCCCGACCATCTGCGCGCTACGCAGCCGCCTCACGATCGAGGCGCCGATCGACGCGCCGGACGACATTGGCGGTTTTGTCCGCGGCTTTGCGCCGCTCGCGCAAGTCTGGGGGCGGATCGAAACGCTGAACGCGAACGCGCAATTCGTCGAACAGCGCATCGAACAGGCCCGGCGCATTGCGGTGACGATCCGCTGGCGCGCCGATGTCGCGAGCCAGATGCGCTTCGACTTCCGGGGGCGAAAGCTGCTCATAATCAGCGTCGAGGACACGGACGAATCGCGACGCTTTCTGAGATGCCTCTGCGAGGAAATTTCATGAGGAACGGCATATGAGCGCTTCGCCGGTCATCTCCCTTCGAAAAGCGATAAGAGCGCATCTTCTGGCGGACGCCGCGCTCGTCACGACGCTCGGCGGCGAGAAAGTCTATGACGAGGCCCCGCGCAACGCGGAGCCTCCCTATGTTCTCTTCGCCGATGCGCAGATGCGGGATTGGTCGAGCCATGACACGCGCGCGGCGGAACAATTTCTCACGCTCGCGATCGTGACGACTCAGCGCGGCCAGGGCGTCGCGATGGGGCTGGCGCAGCAGATTGTCGACCGACTGGACGAAGCGCCGCTGGCGCTCGACGGACATGCGCTCGTCGACCTGCGTTTCGTCTCCATGGATGCGCGGCGCGATCAAGGCGGGCGCTTCGCACGCGCCTCCATCCTGTTCCGCGCGACGACCGAATATTTGTAGGGGAAATTTTAATGACCGCCCAGAAAGGCAAAGACCTTCTTCTCAAGATGAGCGACGGCGCCGGCGCCTTCGTCACCGTTGGCGGCCTGCGCACGCGCCGCATCGCCATGAACGCCGATACGGTGGACGTGACGGACGCCGAGTCGGCGGGGCGCTGGCGCGAGCTGCTCGGCGGCGCCGGCGTTCGCCGCGCGAGCGTCTCGGGAACCGGCATCTTCAAGGATCAGGCGTCGGACGCGCTGCTGCGCCAGGTCTTCTTCGACGGGCTGTTGCGCGATTGGCAGATCGTCATTCCGCACTTCGGCGTGCTGGCCGGTCCCTTCCAGATTTCCAATCTCGACTATCGCGGCGAACACGCGGCCGAAGTCACATTCGACATTTCGCTCGATTCCGCCGGCGCCCTGACCTTCACGGCGATCTGACATGGCCAATCATCGACGCGGCGAAATCGACGCCGAACTCGACGGCAAGACCTATACGCTCTGCCTGACGCTCGGTGCGCTCGCCGAACTCGAAAGCGGCATGGGCGCCGCCGACCTCGTCGCGCTCGCCGAACGCTTCGAGGGCAATCGGCTGTCGGCGCGCGACATATTGCGCATCATCGGCTGCGGCCTTCGCGGCGCGGGACATGCGCTTACCGACGACGATGTTTCACGCATGAAAGTTTCGGAGGGCCTTGCGGGCTATGTGCGGATCGCGGCCGACCTCCTCGCCGCGACCTTCGGCGACGCGCCGGAGACGCAAAGCCCAAACCCTCCGGCGCCGCAGGACGCCTGAAAGCGAAAAAGGAAGCAGCGGCGCGCCCGTCCTCCCCGCGCGCGCCCTTCCCTTTTTCGCGCGCCATGGCCTTTGGCCTGGGCGTCCTGCGGCTGGCGCCAAGCGACTTCTGGTCGATGACGCCGCGCGAACTTCATGCGGCGGCGGAAGGCGTCTATGGGCGCGCATCCGGCCCGCCGACGCGATCCGCCCTCGAGGCGCTGATGCGCAGCTTTCCCGATCATGGGGATCGACATGGATAATACGACGAATTTTCCCGACGCATTCAATCAGTCGAGCGTAGTCACGCCGCTCGCGACGCACGATCTGACCTCCATGAAGCAGCTTCTCGACCAGATCAACGCATCGGGCGAGCGGGCGACGCGCACGCTGCTCGGCGGCTTTGGCGCGGCGACGGCGAGCGGCAAGAGCTTCAACGAGACGCTCGCGACGCTGACACGGTCGCTGGCGCGGCTGGCGTTGCGCGACGCGACGCGGACTTTGTCCGAGGGGCTCATGTCCGGTCTTGGCGGCCTCTTCGCGAGCGCCTTCGGCGGGAGCCAGACCGTCACGCCTTTCGCAGATGGCGGCGTCATTGCGAGCCCTGCTTATTTTTCCAATAGCGGCGCCATGGGTCTCATGGGCGAACGCGGCGCCGAGGCGGTGATGCCGCTGGCGCGAAGCCCGGATGGGCGCCTCGGCGTCATCTCGCAGGGCGCGACGCAGCCCGTGTCGGTCACGGTCAATATCGCGGCGCAAGACGTCGAGGGCTTCCGGCGCTCCGAAAGCCAGATCACGGGCGCGCTCGCGCGCGCGGTTGCGCGCGGCCAAAGAAATCTCTGACAGGCGAAGCGGACATGACCGACTTTCACGACATCCGATTTCCGCTCGACGTCTCGCTGCATGGGCGCGGCGGACCGGAACGACGCACGGAGATCGTCACGCTCGGCTCCGGCCGCGAGTCGCGCAATGCGCGCTGGGCGCATTCGCGGCGGCGCTATGAAGCGGGCTATGGCGTGAAGACATTGAGCCAGCTCTCGCAGGTGATCGAATTTTTCGAGGAGCGGCGCGGGAGGCTTTACGGATTTCGCTGGCGCGATCGCGCGGATTTCGCGTCATGCCCGCCTGGCGCGACGCCGGCGCCGACCGACCAGAGGCTCGGAACCGGCGACGGAGTCAGAACAGGTTTCCCGCTCGCGAAGACTTATGGCGGCGCCTTCGCCGCTTATACGCGCATGATCGCCAAGCCTGTCGCCGGCAGCGTGCGCGTCGCGGTGAACGGCGCGGAAAGGACAGCGACGCAATTCTCCGTCGATACAACGACCGGGCTGGTCGCCTTCGCGGCGGGGCAGGCTCCCCCCGCTGGCGCGTCCGTGACGGCGGGCTTTCTCTTCGACGTGCCGGCGCGCTTCGACACGGATTTTCTCGAAATCGACATTCGCGCGTTCGAGGCCGGCGCAATTCCCAATATCCCGATCGTAGAAATCATTCCGTGAGGTTCTTTCATGCGGCAATTGAGCGCCTCCCTACAGGCGAAGCTCGACGCACGCGCGACGACTCTGTGCCATTGCTGGCGACTGGCGCGGCGTGACGGCGCGATCATGGGCTTCACGGACCACGATCGCGATCTCGTCTTCAACAATGTCGCGTTCCGCGCGAACACAGGATTGTCGGCCTCCCAGGCAGAGTCCGCGCTGGGCTTTGCGACTGGCGGCGCGGAGGCGGCGGGCGCGCTGACAGACGGGAGCCTGCTCGAAACCGATCTTCTCAACGGACTCTATGACGGCGCGTCGGTCGAGACATGGCTCGTCGACTGGAGGATGTCGGCGATCGCGTGCTCCTCGATGTCGCGACGATCGGCGAGGCGCGGCGCGGAGAGCATGTCTTTTCCGCCGAGCTGCGCTCCAGCGCGCATTTCTTCGACCAGCCGCAGGGGCGCGCCTTCCAGCGCGGCTGCGACGCCGATCTCGGCGACGCGCGATGCGGCGTCGATCTGAGCTCAAATGCCTTTCGAACGAGCGGCGCTGTGGCGGGTCTCTCCGGCGGCCTTCTGACGCTGGACCTCACATCGTCTTTCGCGTCGGGCTTTTTCGACGGCGGCGCCGTGAACTTTATCAGCGGCGCGAATGCCGGCGCGCGCCTGACGATCAAGACGCACGCTCAGGAGAGCATGCGCGCGACCATCGCTTTTTGGACGCCGCCGGCCGGCGCCGTCGGCGCGGGCGACGCCGTGTCGCTGACGGCGGGCTGCGACAAGTCGGATGCGACCTGCCAGCGGAAATTCGGCAATATCGTCAATTTCAGGGGCTTTCCGCACATGCCCGGCAATGATCGCGTCATCGCCTATCCGAGTTCACGAGTCTCCGCCATGGATGGCGGCGGTTTCTTTCGATGATCGCGCGCGCGACAATCGTCGCGGCGGCGCGGCGCTGGATCGGCACGCCCTATCAGCATCAGGCGTCGCTGATCCATTTGGGCTGCGACTGCCTCGGCCTCGTGCGCGGCGTCTGGCGCGACACGATCGGCGAGGAGCCGGAAATCGCGCCGCCCTATTCGCCCGATTGGGCGGAAGCGCTCGGCGCGGAAACCTTGCTCGACGCCGCGAAGAGGCATTTCCAGCCTGTCGCCGTCGCGGATTTTCACGAGGGCGACGTGCTGCTCTTTCGCTTTCGCGACCATCTGCCGGCAAGGCATCTCGGCGTCGCGACATCGCCCACGCATATGGTTCATGCGCATAGCGGCGCCTGTGTGAGCGAAGTTCCGATCGGCGCGCATTGGCGCAAGAGCATTGTCGCCGCTTTCGCCTTTCCCGGCGTCGTCGACTAACCCCTGACTTCAGAGAGATTTCCATGGCGACGCTGGTTCTTCAAACCATCGGCTCGGCTGTCGGCGGCGCGATCGGCGGGCCCATCGGCGGTGCGGTCGGCCGTCTCGCGGGCGGCCTCGGCGGAGCGCTGATCGATCGGGCGCTGCAGCCGCACGCCTCGCCGCGCTACAGCGTCGGCCCGCGTCTGAAATCGATGGACGGCGTCACGTCGGTCGAAGGCGCCGGCGTTCCGCGCGTCTATGGGCGCGCGCGCATTGGCGGGCAGATGATCTGGGCGACGCGCTTTCTCGAGCGCGTCAGCGCCAGCTTCGATCCCGCGCCGCGTAGCGGCAAGGGAACCTCAGGAGCCCAGCCGAGGGTCAGTTTCACCTATTCCTATTCGGCGAATTTTGCGATCGCTCTCTGCGAGGGGCCGATCGCCTTCGTGCGGCGAATCTGGGCCGACGGCTCGGAGCTCGACATGACGACGCTGCCGATCCGCATCTATACAGGCGCGGACGATCAGGAGCCCGACCCGCTCATCGTTGCGAAGGAAGGAGCGGACAATGTTCCGGCCTATCGCGGTATCGCCTATGTCGTCTTCGACGATCTCGCGCTGGCGCCCTTCGGCAACCGCATCCCGCAATTCACCTTCGAAGTCGTAAAGCCCGTCGCCGGCATCGGCGAGATGATCCGCGCCGTCGATCTCATCCCCGGCGCGACGGAAGCGGGTTATCTGCCGTCGCTGAAGCTCGATTTCTGGGCTCCGGGCGCAAGCGTTGCGGAGAACCGGCATCAGCTCACCGCGCGGACGGATTGGGAGGCGTCGATCGACGCGCTTCAGGCGCTTTGTCCCAATCTGAAGAGCGTGGCGCTCGTCGTCGCCTGGTTCGGGGACGATCTGCGCGCGCAGCATTGCCAGGCGGGGCCGCGGGTCGATGCACGCTTCAAGACCATCGGGCAGTTCGATTACCTGCTCGGGCATTTTTGGCCGCCCGACTGGAGCGTCGCGGGACAGACGCGTTCGACCGCCGCGCTCGTCTCCCAGATCGGCGGACGCTCCGCCTATGGCGGCACGCCGAGCGACGCTTCGGTGCGCGGCGCGATCGCGGATCTCGCGGCGCGTGGGCTGTCCGTCGTTTTCTATCCATTTCTGATGATGGACATTCCGTCCGGCAATACGCTTCCCGATCCCTATTCGGGCGCCATCGGCCAACCCGCTTTCCCGTGGCGCGGGCGCATCACATGCGATCCGGCGCCGGGCCGGCCAGGTTCGCCCGACGTTACGCCTGCGGCGGCAAAGCAGATCGACGCCTTCGTCGCCCGCTATCGCAGCTTCATTCTGCACTACGCCAATCTTTGCGCATCGGCCGGCGGCGTCGACGCCTTCCTGATCGGCTCGGAATTCATCGGACTGACCCGCGTGCGGTCGGGGGCGGGTCAATATCCTTTCGTAACGGCGCTCGCGACATTGGCGGCCGACGTCAAAGCCATTCTCGGGACTGCCACGAAGATTTCCTATGCGGCCGACTGGACGGAATATGGCGCGCATGTTCCGGCGCAGGGCGAATTGCGTTTCCCGCTCGATCCTTTATGGGCGTCGCCCGCCGTCGACTTCATCGGCGTCGATGTCTATTGGCCGCTTTCGGACTGGCGCGACGGCGATGCGCATCTCGACGCGCAACGGACGGCGAGTGTTCACGATCTCGATTACCTCACGTCGCGCGTCGCATCGGGCGAAGGCTATGACTGGTTCTATGCGGACGCCTTCGCGCGCGCCGCGCAGGTTCGCACGCCGATCACGGACCCGCTTGGCAAGCCTTGGGTGTACCGGCAAAAAGATTTCGTCTCCTTCTGGTCGGAGCGCCATTACGAACGCGTGGGCGGCGTCGAGCTTCCGCAGCCCACTGCCTGGGTTCCGCAGTCGAAGCCGATCTGGATTACGGAGACGGGCTGCCCCGCCGTCGATCGCGGCGCGAACGCGCCCAATGTGTTTCCGGATGCGCGTTCGAGCGAAGGCGGCTTGCCCTATTTCTCGCGTGACGGGCGCGACGACCTCATCCAGGCGCGCTTCATCGAAGCGATGCTGACGCATTTCGATCCGGCGCGGCCGGGCGGCGCGAATCCGATTTCGAGCGTCTATGGCAAGCCCATGGTCGATCCCGAGCGCATCCATATCTGGTGTTGGGACGCTCGGCCCTTCCCCGCCTTTCCGACACAGAGCGCGGCGTGGAGCGACGGGCCGAATTGGGAGACCGGCCATTGGCTCAACGGCCGTCTCGAAGGCGCGCCGCTCGATCGTCTGACGACGGCGCTCGCGAGCGCAATCGAGGCGCCGGCCCTGATTTTCGAACGTCCGAAGATCGGCGGCTTCGTCGATGGCTATGTGCTCGACCGGCCGATGTCGCCGCGCGACGCGATCGATCCGCTCGCGGCTCTTTACGGCTTCGACGCCATCGTCTCCGGCGGCAGGCTCGACTTTGTCGATCGGCGGCGGAAGGCGACGCGAAGCATCGACGAAGATGATCTCGTCGCCGGAAAGGAGATGTCGCTCGTCACGTTGACGCGCGGACAGGAGAGCGAATTGCCGCGGGAGATCTCGCTCTCCTACGCGGATTCGGAGAATGAGTTCCAGATGGCGCGCGTGCTGTCGCGGCGGCTCGACGGCCGCTCGTCGCGTCAGAGCGAGGCGCAGGCCGCGGTGATGACGCATCGCGCTGACGCCCAGAAGCTCGCCGACATGTGGCTGCAGGATTTGTGGATCGGACGTGAGACCGCCGAATTCACGCTGCGCCCCGGACTCGTCGCGCTCGAACCGGGCGATATTGTGCGGCTCGGCGCGGCGGGCGGCGGGCGGCTTTTCCAGATCCAGCGCATGACGGACGGCGCGGCGCGCGACGTGAGCGCGCGGGCGGTCGATCCCGGCGCCTACGACACGCCGGCGCGAAAGATGACGAAAAACGCCGTCGCGTCGCCAAAGATTTTGGGGCCGCCGCGCATCGTCGTTATCGATCTCGCCATTGCCCGCGCGACTCCGGCGCTCTCCTATGTCGCGGCTTTCGCCGATCCGTGGCCGGGCCCGCTCGCCATCGTAAAGGGCGCGGACTCGACCGCCCCGCAGACGCTCGGCCTCATCGAAAAGCGCGCCATGATCGGCGATACGCTGGACGCGCTTGCGCCGGGGCCGGTCGGGCGCTTCGACAATGGACCCGGCGTAACCGTGCGTTTCGCCGCCGGCCAGCTTGCTTCGGTTTCCGATGTGGCGGCGCTGGGCGGCCGCACGGCGATGGCGATCCGTGGAGCGGACGGCGCCTGGGAGATTTTCTCCTTCGCGCACGCCGAGCTTGTCGCAGACAAGACCTATAGGCTGTCGCGCCTGATCCGCGGCCTCGGCGGCGAGGAAGCTCTCGCTTCGCGTTCCGCTCCGGCGGGATCGACCGTCGTTCTGCTGGACGACGCGCTGGTTCCCCTGGCGCGGGACGTTTCGGAAATCGGCGCGCCGATCACTTATGCCATCGGCCCGGCGGATCGCGACATGGCCGATCCGCTTTATGTGCGCGCAACCGTCGCGGCCGCTGCAAAGTCGCTCCAACCTTATGCGCCGGTCAAAGCGCGCGCGCGACGGATGCAAGCGGGAATCGTCATCGATGTCGTGCGCCGCTCGCGCATCGACGCGGACGCCTGGGAAGCGATCGACATTCCTCTCGGGGAAGCGATCGAGTCATACCAGGCCGAAATCGCGCTGCCGTCGGGCGCGCGCATTCTGTCGTCGACGACGCCCTCGATCCTTTATCCGGCTGCAATGGAAATTTCAGATTTCGGGGCGCCGCAGAGCGTGCTCTCCCTGTCGCTTTATCAAATGAGCGCCGTGGTCGGGCGTGGCTTTCCCTTCACCGGCGCGCTTCCCGTTCAATAGGATTTCAACATGATGCAAACGTCGCATCTTGCGCTGCCTCTCATCGAGGCGGCGCAAGCGCAAAAGCATGTCACGCACAATGAAGCGCTGGCGATCCTCGACGCCGTCTCGCATCTCGCCGTCGCGGCGCGCGGGATCGCAGCGCCGCCCGCATCGCCGGCGGAAGGCGATCGGCTCATTGTCGGCGTAGGCGCCTCGGGCGCTTTCGCGGGAAAGGATCGGCAGGTCGCGGCCTTCCTCGCGGGCGGCTGGCGCTTTCTCCAGCCGCAGCCGGGATGGCGCGCTTTTGTCGCCGCCGAGTCGATCGTCCTGCTCTACGACGGATCGGGATGGGTCGATCTTGGCTCCGGCCTGCGCGAGCTGCAGAATCTTTCGAGGCTGGGCGTCGGAACGATGGCGGACGCCGCCAATCCTCTCAGTGCGAAAATCAACGCGGGGCTTTTTGCCGCCAAAACGGCGGCCGAGGGCGGCACCGGCGATCTGCGCCTGACGCTGAACAAGGAGAGCGCCGCGAAATCCGTCTCGCAGCTTTACCAGTCCAACTATTCCGGGCGCGCCGAAACCGGGCTGACGGGGGACGACAATTTCCGCATCAAGGTTTCACCCGACGGCGCCCTGTGGCGGGACAGCGTCGTCGTCGACAAAGCGACGGGCGCCGTGACCTTTCCGAGCGGCGGACCGACGAGAATTCTGACCTTCGCGACAAGCGGCGTCTACACGCCGACGCCTGGCGTGCGCTTCGTGGACGTCACGCTCTTTGGCGCGGGCGGCGGCGGCGGATCGGGCGCGCGGCAGGCCCCCGGCGCCATCGCGTCCGGCGGCGGCGGCGGAGGTGGCGGCGCGGTCCTCAAGGCCCGCTACAATGCGGCGCAAATCGGCGCCTCGCAGTCCGTGACGATCGGAACGGGCGGCGTGGGGGGCGGCCCCCAGGCGACAAATTCGACGGCGGGCAATAGCGGCGCGGCCGGCGGCTTCACGTCTTTCGGCGCCTTGCTTCGCGCCAATGGCGGGGGAGCCGGCTCGGGAGGCGCTCTCGGCGGCGGCTCTGGCGGCGGCGGCGGCGGCGGGCTGACGCCTCCCGCCAATGCAGCCGGCGCGGCGGGC